GCTCAGAGCCGAAACCAGTGGAGTGCGTACCCTTCTCCTTGAGGCTGTGACCAATCTCGTGGAAGAGGGTGGCGTAGTAATGAGCGACCGACTTGAAGGAATCCTTGGAGGGCATCGTGATGCGGTGGCTGGAAGGGCTGTAGCAGGCGAGCGTACCCGACTTAACAGGGCAGGTCGAGAGCGAGGCGAGACGCTCAGCCTCAGCATCGGGGCTGAAGGAGATGACCTTGTCGGCTCGCTTGAACACCTTGCCGTCAGCGAGGGTGACCTTGTTCATAGGGAAGACATTATAGTACCTGCGGAGGAGGAACTCCTTCTTGTCCTTGGACTTGGACGCTTCAATCTTGGAGAAGAACTGGACAGGCATAGAGCGAGTGCCTTTCTCCAGCGTACCGCCCATTGCCTTAATCTGGTTGAAGGTGAGGTAGTAGTTATCCGAACCGAACATACCGAGGATGAAGGCGTTGACCCCAGAGTAAGCCTTACGGCTCACAGCGTTCTGGACGCTGATGGACTTCCAAGGCTTCTGCCAAGGGATAGTGCCGTTTTCAAGGGCGAGGATGAACTTCTCAGCGAGGATGTCAGCGACTGAGACTTTGGCGGTGGAGGCGGTGGTGGTCATAGGTAGTTGGTACAATTAGGAAGGTAAGACTATATACAGGACTGTCGAGGTAAATCTTTGTCAAAAAGTTGTAAAAATGCAGACCCTTAGGTCTTCAGTTTATAGGTTCGGTTAGCCTGCTTTTGGATTGCCTGCCAGAGGTCTTGGTTAGCCTTGCAATAGGGGACAGGCATTTGGTCAGCCCTGCGGAGAATAGCCTGCGAGTGAATACGGAGGTCAGAGGCGTGTTTCATCAGTGCGTTGGCAAACTGACCTGCGGAGCGAGCCTTGACCTTCATAGACTTCACGAGGGAGTGGTTGCACTGAGCGTGGTCGAGGAGTTCCTCGAAAGTCTGGCAGAAGGAAGGCGTGGAGAAGTAGCAGTACGCTTTGCCGTCAGCCTTCTGGCGAGCGTAGACGATGGAGGATAGGCTTTCTTTGCGGGGGGTGAATGCGATGGTCATATGCGTGGTAGGAGGTTGGTATAGTTTCAGAGGTTAAGGGTGGTGTCAAATCTATTTACTGGTTTGCCATTCATTATTCAGCGTCCAAGCCAAGTCTCGCAAGACCAGCCACTGGGCTTTGATGGTGGCAACCTCTTCTGGGGTCTTAGTGAATACCCAGAGCGAGGCTTCTAAGAGGCACATTTGATTGTAGCAGTCGTTTATCTTTTTTTCAGTTTCGGGAGGCATATGCGTGGTGGGTAGGAAGGCAGTGTTTACTAGTATTTGCGTTATGTCAAATCTATTTGCACTTACTTATTCACAGGCAGGGAAGCCTTGTGGAGTTCGTCAGAGAGCAGGCGGTGAGCCTTAGTCATCTCCTTAGAGGCAAGCAGGCTGTAATCTTCAGCGTAACCGAGGTACTCGTGCTTTCGGGCGAGGCGAGTTTCCTGCATAGCAACAGCGAGGTTGTCGCTTGCCAGTTGGAGGTAGATGCGAGCGGATTGCTCGTGCTTTTCAATTGCGTGGGCAGTGTGGTGGTTCATAGGAGGTGCGTGGTGCGACTAGGAAGGTGTACATCCCCTTGCATAGTTCAAGACCTTAATTGTTACAGTTGTGTGTCAATTGTTACGATTGTGTGCAGGTGTAAATAGTGCTTGCATTTACAATCTTTTTACACTCACGGCATAGCCCTTGACAACGCACCTCTACTGCTTGCGTATCAAGCACTTACAGAAGTGTATCAAGTGCCTTGCACATTTGCCCTCAGAGGCTGTTGCGAGGGTCAGTCCATAGCAGGGTAAGGGTCAATACATACCCCCCTTAGAATCGAACGCCCATTAGGAACGCTACAAGGGTCATTAGTTTTCCTTATGACTGATAAATAATCTATTTAGTGCTTGAAGTGAAGTATTCCTTGACACGATTAGCGACACGCAGGAAACCCCTGTAAACATTGGTCGGAATTGATGCCTTGCACATTTGCCTTCTAAGGGGGGTATCAAAGGTCTTGAGGGGTAGGACTAGGGTGACCTTGCAAGGGCTTTGTAGGGCATCCTAGAGGGTTCTAGGGGGTATCTAGAGGGCAGTCCTAGGGGGGTATCTAAACTATTTTCACTTTTCTTCATCTATGTGCTTGACCATATGGCAAGGGTCTATATCTTAATTGGAGTAGGGACAACACCTACCCGCTCTTTGAAAACTCTCGGCTAAACCAGCAATCTCGCTGGAGGCTGATACCTAACAAAACCACCGCATATGAAGAACTGGATTAAGAACTGGCTGGGCATCAACGCCCTTGCCCTCACGCTCAAGGCTACGGATGTTCAGTGCCGAAAGGAACTGGACGCTCTCGCCACTAAGGTAGACGAACTGGAAGCACCCGACTTGTCGGATGTCGAAAGCCGTCTGGACGATGTGGAAAGCACTGTGAGTGACCTCGACCTTGACGATTATGTCAAGAGTGAAGACTTGGATGACCAGATTGAGCAATGGATGAGCAACAGCGACTACGCTGACTCTGACCGAGTCCGTGACATTATTGAAGAGGAAGCAGAGAACATCTCTGACAACCTTGAAGAGAAAGTCACTGAAGAGGTTGAGAAGCAGGTCGGTGAACTCACCAAGCCGTCTAAGGAAGAACTCAAGGAACTGATTAAGGTTGTCCTTGAGGAGATGGTCAAGAAGTTGGCTGAAGCCAAGTAAGGAAAACAGGGGGAAGTTACTAACCCCTTCTTTCTTCATAAAGGTGATTGACAGGTAAGAGTTATCAAGGCACATTACTTTCTGTTCCTTCTCATTCTACTTTCCTAAACCTGCAATATCGCAGGAGGGAATATACAAACCACCGCAATGCCTAAGAAGACCTCGTCTAAAACCGCCAAGGAAACCCCTAAACAAGACCTCTGCCCTCATAAGGCAGTCTGTCACCTAGGGGGTGGAAACTGGGGGACTGCTTATTACGACTCAGAAGAAAAGGCAATGGAAGTCTGTGCGTGGATACACGCAGGGTACAATCATAAGTTCAACTGTGGAGGTCGTACGGATGGTGTGGATAAACACGACTACGAGGGTTTCACCCTCTGGTCTATCCACCACCATTACGACAACAACCGCCGTCCAGAATGGAGCGACCCTATCCCAGACCACGAGAAGTACAACGCAGGTTGCCCTCGTGACCTCAAGACCTATCTGGCGTGGCGTAAGAGCAAGTAAGGCTAACACAGGGGAGGTTACTAACCCTTTTTGTATATAAAGTAGAATGCACTTTCTGTTCGTTGACATCACTTTGGCTAAACCAGCAAACCTGCTGGAGGCTAATACCAAACCAAAAAACACCACGCATATGACTACTGAAAATACCAAGCCTAAGTTCGCAGAAGAAACCGCAGGTTCATACGCTGATGCTAGCAATCTCGATTGCTCTGCCTCGGCTGTTTACTACGGCTTCAACTGCACTCCTCGCCAAGTCCGCTACTACAAGGTGGAAAAGAGCGTGAAGGATATCCTCGCTGGCGGGTTCACTCGCTCCAGCGTTGAGAAGTTCCTAGGCAAGGTTAAGGAAAAGATGTGCAAGGCAGAACTCAAGTACGCTGAATATGAAGACCAAGTTAAGGCTCTCCGTGTCAAGTCCAGTGCTTGCACGGATAGACAGACCCGACAAATCATCCGCAAGGAAGAAAACAAGGTCGAGACTCGTATGTGCAATTATGAATACGAGGTTCTAGGTCGATACCAGCGAGCCTTTGAGACGCTGTCCAAGTTCATCTCCGAGTAAAATGCAGGGGGAAGTTACTAACCCCTTTTTGGTTAAGTGATGACACTTTCTGTTCTTTCCCTACCACGCAAATGCTATATTATATCAAAGCACGGAATATCAAAGACAAGGCGGCTGGTCACAACAAGCGAGTCTCTAAGGACTTCCTTGAAGCGTTCGACCGCTATGTCCACGATAAACTCCTCGACTGCCTAGAAGAACATAACGGAGGCAAGAAGACGCTAGATACGGCTCTTGCTTCCTATATGCTAGGAACTAAGCGGAGTAAAAAGTAAACAAACAGGGCAGGCTCTACCAAGGGTCTGCCCTTCTTTGTGCCTAGATGCCTATGCTGAGTGCCGTCTAGAAGCCTCACAGTTGCCCTCAGAGACGCTTTGATTGGCAGGCTGACCAAGGACTGGGACTGGTTTACAAAAGCCCTCAGAGGCTTAACCAGACTAAGCAAACAGGGCAAAACATAAACTACCCTTCCCTATTGTTCGGCTATTGAAGCCAGTTATATGTAGGCTGTCAACTTTATTCTGGCACAAAAAGAGGGAGAGTTTTTTAGGCTCTCCCTCATAAAAGGCTACCACGCCTTTTTCCTTATGCCACGCAACGCTAGGCTTACGCCTAGTAAAGTTAGAACTGCTTCTTGTTGATGACAATGAACTCGTCACCATCCTTAATCAAGCGGATTTTCCAGCCTGCTGGCTTCACAGTCGAGTTGTAGTAGCGGATGACCTTGACTGGGTCATTGTGGCTGTACAAGCCCTCGTAAGAAGCCTTAACATTCCGAGACTCCTCGACACGGAAGACCGACTTGTCCGTGTACTTGATTTTCTTGTCAAAAAGAACGATAGTGTGTGGGGTCATAAAATTAAGCGAGTACCTTGGTTTCGTTAATCTCAGCGACCAGTTCCTCACGAGTCATAGTGGTGGACATAAATCCGTTGGAAGCCTTGAAGCACACGGCTCGCAGGATGGTCATTGAGTAACAATAGTCTACTCCCATCTTGGCAGAGTTTTCGACCTGTTTGTCAAAGTGCTTCTGCCAATCGTCAAAGTGAGTGAGGAGAGAGTTCTTCTCTTCAAACCAAGTCTGAGTTACAGAGGTCTTGTTATTAATAGAATAACTAATGAACAGGATGTATCCTGCCGTGTTATCCTTGAGGGATTGTTTATAATCGAACATAGCGTGTGGGTAGAAAGTAAAAGTATTACAATTGGTGGAACAGTCAAGACCTATTATTCGTTTTCGTCATCTTTAATTTCAGATGCTAGGTACTCGCAGAGTTCCATATTCTCATTGAGGTTATCTAGGATGGAGTCCTCAAGAGCCTTGAGGTCATCCTTAGTCAAGCCTTGGAAGTCATCCTGCTTGGTCACCTTGACAGGCATCCAGTTCGTAATCTTAAGACGAACAAAGCGAGCGAACATATGAGGTGGGTCAAGGTACTCGCCAGAAGACTCGTCTTCCAGTTCGTACTTGGCGTAGCCGTTGATAATCATTTCCCTGCCGTTGACCTCGATTTCAAGGTTGTCGATAGGATAGGAGAGTTCTGGTTTGCTGGGCATAGAGAGTACTGTATTACGATTTGGTTTAGAGTCAAGTCCTGTTTTAAAAGAAAGTTAGATTTTATTTCCGAGGATGCGGGTCAACTGGTGGTCTTGGTTCAGCGTGACTAGGATAGTATCCTCAAGCCCACGCAAGACCTCCTGCGACCTAACATACCCGCCAGCACCAAGGGCATCATAGCACTCAGCCTTTTCAAAGCCAGCCTGCTTGCCGTCCTCTTCATAATCCTCAATCACATAGTGAGCGAGTCCGTTAACGAGGAACTCAATGCCATCGTGTCGGATGTTCAGATTTTTAAATCTGTATTCGTACATAGTGCCGTTCATAAAAGCGTAATGTGTTACTGTGTCAAGTCTTTTTGTTCAGCAGGCGGGATATCAATAATCTCCCCCTTAATCATAGAGTTAATGTCCTCGTGGCTGACCTTCAAGCGATGCTCTACAATGACTGTAGGGGCATCCTGTAGAGCCATAACCTTGTCCGTAAGGATAGCAAGCGTCAAGGCTAACTGACCTGCTGGAATGTTTTCAATCTCCTCCATCAGCCGACTAGAGCCACGAGTAACAATCTGGGACAGCGTGAGGGCAGTCTCCCTCTTCCACTTGGCGAGTTCAACACCCTGCCCATCCTCAATACCCCTGCGGAGAGCCAGCACAGTGTGCTTGGTAACCCCAGCCTCAGCCACGATAGCGTTAGTGCCTGCTCCCTCCTTAATCATTCCCTCTACCTTAACCCGCTTAACCTTGTCAAGGTTCTTTCCAGTTGTACGCTCTGATGGGTTTGTGGGAAGGCGTTCCTTAGATGACTCGTATTCCATTTGGCTTAAAGTATATCTGTTGACAAAGCATTGCAAGCACTAAAAGTGAAGTAAGTATGAGGATAAAGAATAAAGATATACCAGCCCTGCGTGACAAGATTATGCAGGAGCAGGAAAATCAGTGCTGGCTATGCAAGATAGACTTGCGTACTGTCGTACCTTGCCTAGACCACGACCACGAGACAGGGCGAATCCGTGGGGTGCTGTGCCAGAACTGCAATGGCATTGAAGGCAAGATAGCCAACCTCGCTCGTAGAGCCAAGCGTAATAGGACACGCTACGATTATATTGTGAGCATCCTAGGCTACTGGAATATGCACTCTGCTATCCAGCGTCCAGAGATTCATCCTACGCATAAAACTACAGATGAGAAGAGATTGAGACGGAATAAAAAAGCACGAGAAAAAAGAAAGAAGGGTTGACACGATGTGATACACGGCACATATTATCCGTGATGTCTAACGCACTAAACAACGGCTCAGACCCAGCGTTCCTCGCTGGGATTGCTGACGCTGACTACCGCAACGCAACAGGTCTGGCACAGAGTTCCCTCAAGGAGTTCCTGCACAGCCCTGCTCACTACCTCGCCAGCACCGAGAAAAAGAACAAGCCTACTGAGGCTATGCTCTTTGGCACTGCCTTCCACGCTGAGATGCTACAGAGTGACCCCAGCAAGTTCTATGCTGTGAAAGAAAAGGTCGATGGTCGCACCAAGGAAGGCAAGGCGTACAATGAGAACTTTGCCATTGAGAACGCAGGTAAGGTTATCATTGACTCAGAAGAACTCGTGACGCTGAAGGCAATGAAGGCAAGCGTTATGGCTCATCCTCTTGCCTCTCGCCTGCATAATGCTCTGACGCATAAGGAGGTCGCTGTGTTCGGCACGGCTCGTCCTGCTAACGGAGAGGTTCGCTTGAAGGGAATGATTGATGGTTACTCCGCTACCGAGGGCTTTGCTTTGGACTACAAGTCCGCTGAGGATGCCTCGCCTGCTGGTGCAAGAAAGGCTATCTGGGACAGACGCTACGACATCCAAGAAGTGCAGTACCGCTGGCTCTTGGACAAGAACGCTAAGGTGTGCAATGAGTTCTATTTTATTTTTGTAGAAAAAGCACCGCCTTATGCCGTAGGCGTGTACACGCTTTCCGTGCATAGCCGAGACAAGACCTTTAGTTTCTGGGAGAATGCTGTCAATGACTTTGCTGGCTGTCAGACCACTGGTAAGTATCCTGCTTACTCCGACACCTCCGTTGAGGTGAACCTATGAGCGAGCCTAAGTTCACAGGCGTGTGGATTCCTGCGGGAGTCTTCCAGACCACGACCATCAGCATCACCGCTAAGGTGGTGTATGGTGTCGTGGACAGCCTAGACAATGACGATGGGTGCTTTGCCTCTAACGCCTACCTATCCAAGCACCTTGGGCTAGGTGAGCGTCAGTTGCGTAACCTCCTCAAGGAATTGGAGGATGCTCGCCTCATCACTCGTGTCGAGCAGGATGGTCGCAGGATTATCCGCACTGTCGAGAAGGTCGCTCTGCAAAATGCCTTGACTAATGGGCAGGTGACTCGCTCTGAGGGTGGCAAAATTTTGCCTAGGGGGAGGAAAGAAATTGCCGTGGGGGGTGGCAAAAAATTGCCTACATATAATAAAGAAGATAATAAAGAGGATAAAGATACAAGGAACTCTGCTCCTTGGGTGACTCCTTTGCCTTTCAGTTCAGAGGAATTCAGCAAGGCTTGGCAGAGTTGGATTGACTACCGCAAGCAGATGAAGAAGCCTATCCTCCAAGCCACGATGGAGGCTCAGTGGAAGTCCTTTGCTCTCTGGGGTGAACAGAAGTCTATCATTGCTATTGAACTTTCTATCGCTCAAGGCTGGCAGGGCTTGTTTGAACCTGCTCGTTCACAGGGTGGTAAAGGAAAAGCATCAAAGCCCTTGACATCTGAAGACCACTCGTCATTCTAATAAACGATGAACACACCTATTCGATACGACTGGTACGAGGAAGATATGCGACCTGCTCCCCACGGATTGTGGGTTGAGTGGAATGACTATCTTGCTATCAAGTTAGAGAACGAACTCCTCAAGAGCCAAGTTGCCTACCTTGACAAGAAACTTGACGAGGAACTTGATAAGGGGGTGCAATCGTGAGCGACATCGCCTGTCATTGCGGTAAGCGTGGTGCGTTGTTCGCCAAGGATGACCACAGCCTTCTCCGTTATCATCTCTGCCGAGAACACCTAGACCCTGTGCGTGTGGCTAACGCAGGGCTAGTGGACTCACAGTTCCCTCCCTCTATGCCTGCCTTGTTCCGAGACACGGAGGTAGAACGCCTGCACCCTAACATTCAAAAGGCTTTGGACTGGAAGCCAGAGGGTGATGTCAGTGGGCTGTTGCTCCACGGCACGACTGGCATTGGAAAGACACGAGCCATCTGGGAGATTATCCGCAGGCAGTGGGTTGAGTCCGCTAAGCGTGACCGCCAGTTGCCCTACCAGTTCCTTACTATGCGTAAGATTGAGGGTATGATTGAAAAGGGCTTTGATGACCGCCAACACGCCAAGATGTTAGAGGGGCTGATTGAACTGCCGTTCCTTATCATTGATGACTTTGGCAAGGAGCGTCTGACCCAGCGTATGGCTTCTGACCTGTTCGCCATCATTGACGAGCGTAGCACGGCTCGTAAGCCTACAATCATCTCCACCAATTATAACGGCACGACCCTGCTGGAACGCTTTGACTCTCGTGATGTAGAGACTGGCAAGGCTCTAATCCGCAGGCTCAAGGACTATTATGTGATGGCAGGTATGGGGGAAAAGAAAGTTTAAATATTTCACTTTTCCGCTTGCATCGTAATACCATTTGCATTTCCTCTGACTCTATGAAGCACCTATACGCACTTCTCGCTCTTTGTTCTTTTACTCACGCTAAGAACGAGCCTATCATCACGGAGAAGTTCTTGGACTCTGTCGCTATGATTGAGTCGAACTTCAATCCTAATGCTGTAGGTGACAAGGGCAAGGCTCTAGGGGCTTATCAGTTACATCAAGATGCTTGGATTGATGCCTGCAAGTGGATGGAGTATAATGACCGAGGTGCTTTTACTGACAACTATTCTTGGCTGATTGGTAACATTACCGACCAATGGAAGACACGAGCAAAAGACCCTGTCATTTCACGCCAAGTTGCAAAGGCTTATTTCCTGCTCCTCTATTATCGCTTCCAAAAGCGTGGCATTAATCCTACCGAAATCCAACTCTATATGGCTTACAATATGGGATTTGGTGGTGCGGCTAAATACAACTTTGTGTACAATAACTACACCCTTCCAGACGCTCGTGCCTGCATCCTTAAGCGAGCCAACTTTATTCTCTCCAAATGAAAACCAAAACCAAGAAACTTTCTCGACACTCTGAATCAATGCTTACTGTTCGCCTGTCCAATAAACTCTTCTTGTCAATCACAAAACTTGCTAAATCTACTGCACTAACTCGTTCTGAATTAGTACGATTTATTTTGCAAAAACAAGTTGACAACAATCCTATGTCTTACAAACTCTGAACTATGGATTACAACAAAATCTTTAACGACTTTTCTTCTATGAACCAGAATACCCCCGAACAACAAACGGAACTCAACATCGCTTTGGTCAATGCTCTCTCCGAGACGCAGGACATCGTTGCTGACTCCAAGAATCCCTTCCATAAAAATCAATATGCAAGCCTCGCAAAGCACCTTGAAGTCCTTAAGCCCATCTTTAAGAAGCACGGACTTGGCATCCTCCAGTTCCCCATCGGTAATGAAGGGGCTGTCGGAGTGCGTACCATTATCATCCACGCCTCTGGTGGAAGCGTTGAAGCGGACGCTCTCATTCCTGCTGACAAGGAAATGTCTGGTCAAGACGCTGGGTCTATCTATTCTTATATTCGCAGGTATTCTTTGGCTTCTGTGGCTGGCGTGGCTACTGAGGACTGCGATGCAGAAACTAATCGTGTGGCTAAGTCTGGCTCTAAGCCGAGTGCCTATGCTCCAACGCCTGTGGCTCGTCCTGCTACGCCTGTAGCCTCTAGCCCTGCCAAGCCTGCTCCTGCTGGCTTTGTGGCTGTCGCTCCTTTCGGTGACCGCAAGGGTACTCCTCTCAGCGAACTCCCTCTCACTGAGGCTGACCGCACTGTGAAGTTCGGTGACTTGAACTACTTTGCCAATCGCTGGACTCCCAAGCCGTTTGGTGACAGCACCACTATCTCCGCTAAGGACACGAACACCAAGAACGAGGCTGTCCGTCTCTGGAATGAATCCCAGAACGCTCCTGCCTCTCCTGCCGAAACCTCTGACGAAGTCCCCTTCTAACCCTAACCTATAAATACTATGAACCTAATCGCAAAGCCCTATCCTAATACGAACTACATCGTTCTCAGCGATGGTCGTGTTGCTCGTATTCTGAAGCCCACCAAGATTCACAACCAGACCTACATCAATCTTATCATCAATAAGAAGATGAAGCGTGTGAACACTGTTGAGTTGCAGAAGATGTTCCCCTCCGCTGATGGAGTCCAGTCCTAAATCAAAAGGACTTACCTACCTACGCTACAAAGTATCGTTGTCAAAGCGTAGACCTAACGCCAACTGCATTACATTAACTATGGAACAAGCAAAAGAAATCGTGGAGCAGACCAAGGGGTTCACGCCTCGTGAGTCTGGCTATGACCCTAAGCGGAACTCTGAACGAGCCGCATCGCTTATCCTTGGTATGGATGCTAAGGAATTGTGTGAGCGTCTCAACCACCCTAGCCCTTCCAAGTTGCTCAACGACTTGGCTGAGGCTAGGAACAGGCTCGCTGTACTTCAGCGTGTAGGTGACCGACTGGCACTTCAGTCCAACAATACAGGCACTGTATCCGACTGGGCTAACGCTCGTAAACTCTGATGAAGACCGCTACTATTCAAGACAGTAGAACCATTTGGAAGAACTTAAAGAAGTGTCGTGGTGAAGCCTTTGTGTTCAAACTAGACCCTCCTTTCCAAGGACACGAGTATGTGCTTGAGTCCGCTATTCCTAATGAAGTGAAGTACTTTCAGTGCGACAAGTACGGAAAGATAAAGGACTACACTGACCTGCCTTTAGATTTTGATGTAGAAGGATACCATATCGTATGACCCTCAAGGACGCATATCGTCTAGCCCTCGCAAGAGGACTGACCGCTAAACAGGCTGGAGCAGAGTTCGGATTGGACTATCAATCAATCTCCAAGATGAAGTCTAGGCTTGGACTCCCTAGCCTAATCAGCGAGTACGACTACGCTGAGCGTAAGGCTTTTGAATCGTTCAGCGACAGTGAATTGAAATCCTATCTAAGAGTTCTAATGGACAAAGGATTCAATCTGCGAGAGAACAAGGAATGGCAGTTCGCTAACTACGAAAAGGAAAGACGAGGACTATGAGAAACCTATATAAGCCTGTCCGCTACAATGTAGCCAGCATCCAAGCACAGCAGACGCTTGGCGGTGATTGCATGGAGTCCAATGAAAACGGAATCTGGGTTGAGTTCCGTGACTACCTGCGATTGCTTGAAGACTATAAGTCCCTGCAACAATGGAAGCGAGACGCTGACGCTGAAACGCTGAATTACGATAGCGGTGATTGGTTCGCCATCAAGACCCTGCCAGAACGCATCAAGCACATCATCGAGGCTAACGCTTTTTCAAATGACCAATACAAAGAACTCGCAAAACAAATTGAACAGAATGAAGAATCCACACGAAGCAGGAACAATCAGAGCGACAACTTGGGCGTTGCTGAAGCCGATGCGTCAAGCGGAAGCAAAACGGAGGAAGCAAACCAAGGGTGCATTTGGAACAAGAATCAAATGAGCCGTCAATACTACGAGGCAAATCCCAATTGGTTTGTGAGAAAGGACATTCACGATGAAGTCGTTGCCGAGAACGCTAATCTCAAGGCAGATGTCGAGCGTCTGACGCAACTCAACGATACTCTCGCCCTGCGTTATGACGCTACCAACAGTATGCTTGATGGGTGTGCAAAAGAGATTGAAGAAATGGAAGCACAGGTCGAGCGGCTGACCAAGGCGGGGGATGCGATGGCTGGACTAATTCAGGCTATTTATGAAGGAGAGTTCTCTGGTCTTTGTGAATACGAAGAATTGAAAGCGTGGCTCGCCGCCAAGGGGGTGCAGTCATGAGTTCTGGGCAAAGCACACACGGCTACGGCAAGACTAAAGAACTTGTTCTAGCCGCACACGCACAAGGATTAAACATTGCTGTCATTGCTAAGAAGATTGGCTTAACTTACTCTGCCGTTTATAACGCCTGCAAGAGGGCTAACCTAGATATCCGTAGAACTGATAGGCGTGGTCACGGAGAGGTTAAGAACATTGTACTCACAGAACATTTTGATAACAACTTGACACCAGTTCAAATCATCCGTAAGCATAACCTAAGCAGGAACTCTGTGTACTATGTATACAAATATACTGGAATTAAATACCATAAATGAGCGAAACATCTAGCATCGTATCTAAAATTGCCATCACTTTTACTGACGGCAGTTTTCTTGAACTGGTAGACGCAGTTCGGTTTGTACAAATCCGTGACAACCTCCGCATCGCTTCTGTCACAAACAACCAACTGAACGAGCAAATCAAGAAACTGGAGCAGAAGATTGCTGACCTTGAACAACAGAATAAAACCTTTGACAACAACAACCAAGCGTTGATTAATGAATTGCATAGCGTAGAACCCATTGAGCCTATGGAGTTCAAGCAACCTCTCCCTTAATGAAAAAACCAAAGCGTATAAAGTTTGTCTATGCCTCCGATAACCACGGAGACAAGGTAGACAAAAAAGCGGCTGAAGCATTGTTTAAGTTCTGCGAAGACTTTAAACCAGATGTACGCATTCACGGAGGTGACTGCTTTGATGTTCGACCTTTCAGAAAGTCTGCTGATGCTGAAGAAAAGAATCAATCCTTAAAGGATGACATCAAGTGGGGTAAATGGTTTATTCAGAACTACAAGCCTACTGTGTTTATGATGGGCAACCACGAATACAGATTGTATGAAGGTGTAGAAAACAACACAGGCAGAAAGCAAGAACTGGTAAAGGAATTGCTTGATGATATCAAGTCTTTCCTAAGAGCCAATGGTTGTAAAAAGATTGTAGAGTACCACGCTGACAAAGGTGTGTTCACATTAGGCAAGGTTCGTACCTGCCACGGCTACAAGTGCGGTAAGAATGCCGTAGAGGAACACGCTATCCACTATGCCGACAGAGGCGGTGCTGTCATCATCGGTCACATTCACTCTATGCAGATGGTCACGGCTCAACGCTGGGGCGGTTGCGTAGGATTCACAGGTGGTTGCCTATGCCTTAAGGATGAAATGTCCTATGCACAGAACCGCTTTGCCACAAGCAAGTGGGCTACAGGCTGGCTCTATGGATATGTTGAAGGCAACAACTGGAAGATTTGGCAAGCCCACAAGGTAGGCAAGAAATGGATTTATTCACACACTGACATCTAATGACTAATAAAGAACTCAAAGAACTGGAACGGATGTTTGGCTCTATGTATGAGGAGAAGCCTGCCAAAGGTTTCTTCACACGCAGAGAACTACAGAAAATCTGGAAGTGCTGTGAGAGCGTTATCTCCCGCAGAATTAATTCCTGCCTCAAAAATAATCTTCTTGAAATGAAGATGTATCGTGTGAAGTCTGGTATGGTCACACGCCCAATTCCACACTACCGAATCAAAAAATAATATGACTGACGCACAAAAACTAAAAGAGTTCTTAGATAATTTCAGCGAGGACATCGTAACTGCTGACGGACTTGAACACGCCTTCATTGGTGTGTCCAACACCCCAGAAGGCTATCGTGCCGTGTACTCCACGGAGCGTATCATTGCGAACTATATGCAGGAAGACTCTATGACCTTTGAGGACGCTGAAGAGTATATGCACACTCACATCATTGGACAGGACTATGGTGAACAGTCCCCTGTCTTTGTGGACATCGTGCCAGATGAGTTCTGGAAGGATGACACCACAGAGTTAGATGACAGGGTTAACTGAAGGTCGCAGGTATCGGTAGGTCTTAACCCCACCTATGATAAGCAGGTCTAGGACTAAGAACCCTACGCCTGCACCTGCAATCCAAGGAAACCAAGGGGACTCAAAGACCCACGCAGAGCCAATTGCTCCAGCCCCAGAGAGCATAAGGATTACCCCAGAGGCTTTGCGTGGGCTGAAGGCTAGGAAGCCTACCCCTATTGCAAAAATAGCAAGACCTACAGTGGCTACCCGCCACAAGACCTTTTGCTTGAACTCAGCGTCAGCCCTGCTGTTAGCCTCAGCCAACTCCAAGTCCTTCTGTTCTACCATAGCGTACAAGGCTGTAGTCTCAGCGTCTACCTTAGATGCCTCATCCTTGTCCCTCTGGATGGCTTTAGAGTCACCTTGTTTTAGGATGCCAGAGTAGTACTCAACCTTGGCAACGGAAGGCTTTGAAAGCCCAGAGAGGCGGGTTACTTGGGCTTCTGTGAGTTGTCGAACATCTCCTTGAGGGAGGCTACCAGAGATAGCAACAAGGGCAGAAGCAGAGTCAGAGATGATTTCCTCGACTTTCGTGATGTACTTGTCTTTCTCTTCATTGGTATATGCAATTGATACAGGCGGTTGTATAGGTTGAACAGTTTGGCAACCTACTAAGTTTCCAAAGATAAATAAGATTGCTATGGTTTGGAAACTATTCATTTATTTTGTTTCTTTAACGAACTTACCTTTGAGCCATTCAAAGATGTCTGGTGCTAATGCTCCAGATGAAGCATAGATGATTCCTTTGTACAGTTGGTCTATGTTCGTAGGGTTAACTGCAAAGTAAACAAGCGTCCCAACGATAGCACCAGCGATGCCTTTTCTAATCCAGATGATAGCCTTGAACCTCTCTTCTGTGATTATAAGCCTAGCGATAGCACCAAGCCCTCCAAGGACAGCCACTATCCAGCCACCCTTCTTGAACTCTTGGGCTGTATCTATTAGGCTAGGGTCTATGGGACTCATTTCTTTGGCTCTTCTCTTTGTACTCTACGCTTGGCTTGGTCGAGGTCTAGGTAGATACCGAGCATCGCCTTCTGAGGGTTGTATACCTTGTACTTATCGCCTTGGACAATAATCATCCAGCCGACAGCATTCTTCCAGAAGCCTCCGTTAAGACCTTTCTCAAGAGTCCAACCTCTCCAGCCTTCCAGTTTGCCAATAGGACTTACAGGAGGAGGTGTGCTTCTGAACGGAGTTGCGTATCCTCCTCCAAGGTCTGGAGGCATTGTGGAACTAGGGAACACAGGGGCAGGAGGAGGCGTAGGGGCAGGAGGCTTGACTCTAGGTCTAGGAATTTCAGCCGCATCCAGTTGCTCTCCTTCAGTGAGGTCACGCTGGAGGAATTGTTCTCTGTCCATATTAGCACCCTCCTCCATATCGCTTCTATTGTTAGCCCTGTCTTGGATAGCCTGCTCGCTTTCAATGGCAGTGCCTTCAGCCATATCTCTTCTGTGCGTTGCTTGGCTCTGTGAGCGAACCTTCTTGATTCCTTCTGCCTCAACATCCGCACCTTCATCTAGGGTACGCTGGTTCTCAGCACGAGTGGCTTGAATTTGCTCAGCCTCAATGTCAGCCCCTTCAGCCATATCTCTCTGGCTCTCTGCTCTTGCAGATTGAGACTGTCTAGCCTCAACATCCGCACCCTCAGCCATATCAGCCTCATAAGCCTTCTTAGCGTTCTTGGAAATACGCTGAGAGTTCTTCTCGATGTTCTTGTCAAGAGGTTTGAGTATCTTTTGTAGTCCCTTAAGTGTTTCGACTGGAGTAAGAGAAGGACGAGCAATGCCTTCTTCAACAGCAGACACAATTTTATCGTAAGAGGCTCTGAGTTCTGGGACTAGGACTTCATCGGTAGCGTCTTGCTTTCTTACGGCAAGTCTCAGTTCCTCAACAGCAGTTTTAATCGTAGGAGACAAGTTGGCAGTATCAGACAGTTTGTCCACCATATCTGCAACCTGCTTCACTCCAGTCTTAACGCTATCGCTTACCTTGTAATTGCCTTCAAATGGCTTGATAGGAGGTGTGGTTTCTTTTTGTTTCTCAGCAAGCATAGGTTTAAGCGTGTACTCAACTAGGCTGTAATGCTCTGATTTCGCATCCCAGTATCTACGCTTTTGGTCACTGTAACCTTTGCCTCCTTTTTTAAATCTTTCGTTTTTGTCAATAATTGATTGCAACATATCAACCCTTTCTTGAACTCGTGCAATGTCTGCATCAGAGACTTTGTATCTAGCCTCTGGGTTCAATCTAGACACAGTAACTTTACCGCTTTCAGAAATGTTAGAAAAAGACTCTGGGTCTAGTTCAGCATTACCAAACGCAGAGCGTCTAGCCTTGGTGGGTCTGTCAAGTTTATCAACAACCTCTCCGTACACTTCCTTAACTCCTTGGCTTCTGACACGCTCACCAAACTCAGACAGCATAAGTTTGCTGTATCCCCTGTTTCCAAATTGCTCAGGAACTTGAGTGTCAACGATTTTAGCAGTGCCATCACTGTATATAGTAGCGTTAAGAATACCAACTTGTTGACCACTGTCATTGTGCAAGGCAACAGTGATAAGGTTTTGTCCCTTAATTAATCTTTTGTTTTCAATGTAGTTGATTTCAATTCCAGCAAACTTTTCTGGGTTTTGTTCAGCAATTCGACCAACAAAGCCACGCTTCCATTGTTCGCTACCAGTGTCATAGGTTCTACCACCATCAAGAGGCTCACCTGCAATATCAGAAACCTTGAACTTAGGTTCACCAGCAAGAGTTTTTTCCTTTGTGGTAGCCTTGTTAAGCGTATCCTTACGCATCTCGTGACTGCTTTCACGAACAACACCTTCTCCGAATGTAGAGGTTGTGTTCATCAGCAGTTCAGATGTAGACCTAAATTTACCGCTTTTAGAGAGGTAGTGGGTGCTGACATCCTTTCCGTGAGGAGGATTAATCATATCAGTGATTCTTCTGGGGACTTTGAATACCGACATAACGGCAGGAGTGGTCTTGCCACCACCAGCATCGCTTCTGTAGTCCATAGGGAAGCCTTCGTGACCACCAGTCTCTGTTACCATCGTTTGCTTTTGTGGAACTTCAAGAGCCGCAACAATCTTTCCGTATCCAAGTGACTCTCCATCTGCACCTCTTGTAATCGGCTCATCTGTAAGTTTTAGGATTTCTCTAGCAAAGTCCTTTCCAGTAATCTTCATTTCTGGGTTGTTGAAGAACTTCTGGAAATAATCCTTGTTCTTGATAACGCTAGGAAGGGTGGCAAGCGTCTGTACGAGCCTGTCCATCGTCTCTCCTCTGTTGTTAAATGTGGACTTATCTTGAGGGAAGAACTGCTTCTCTAGGAACGCAATCTGTTCAGCCGCAGATTTCCCAATCATAGGCTTCAGCAAGTCACCTTGAGGAACTCTGATTTGAGATGTAGTTCCATCTTTGTTCTTTACAGTCTTAGTGCTAAACGCCTCAGACATAGCCCTAATGAGGACATCAATTTCCTTAGGGTTGATAGCCTTGCTTTGCACGAACTTAGCAAGAAGTGAAGTTACAGCACCACCAACTTGCGGGTGACTGAACGACTTTGTTTCGTTTCCAGAGATAAGCAGGAAGGTCAGTGGCTTTCCAGACTTGATAGCCTTCTGCCTAACAGACTCAATTCCCTTCAAGCCAGCGGAATTAACCGATGCAAGCACAGCCGATTGTTTGTCTGGATTAATCTCACCAGAAATAACATTATGCAAAGCACCACCTTGAATCTTGCTGATTACTTTTCCATTTGAACTATCAATAAGATTCCAAACTCCAGAGTTATCGTAATTAATTAGAACTACAGGTCTTCCTGCGAACTCTGACGAATCTACATCCTTGCGGAGTCTTCCAGAAAGTTCAGCACCTTCAAGGAATTTGTCAAAACCAGTTTCCCTAGCGACACCATCAGCAACCTTCCAAGAGATGCCAACTCCAGTTCCTACACGGACTCCTTCTCCACGAGGCATAGACTCTTGGATGGGGTATCTGATAGAGCCTTGGTCGCTTTCAAGCATACCAGTTTCTTTCTCGGACTTTGTGAAGACCTTCTCCATACCAATGTGAGTGTCAATGATAGCCGTGTTGTCCTTAATTGAGTCTGCCATAACAATAAACACTGTGTCGGCATTTCCTCCGTCATAGACATTCTTGATGATTATGCCATCGTGTCCATCTGCTCTGGCTTTATCAAAAATCTTTTCGTACTTGTACTCAGCAAAGCATTCAAACTTGTAATCAAATACAAACGGATTGTTGAACTTGATGGCGGCTCTGACTTGGCGATATCCAGTATCTCCAGCCTTGGGGTCAGCGTAGCCAAATGAGGTCTTTGTTTCCCCAGCAAGGAACACACCAATCTTGTCCTTCTGGCTTCCGTGTCTTGTGCCTAGTTGCTTAGGGTCGAACTCCCTAGATGTCATCAACTCAGCAGAGTTCGTTCCGTGCGTAGCGACAGTAGTGACAGGCTTTCCAGTTTGGAACTGGTTGTCGTATTGTTCACCAAAGAACACCTTAGCCATATTGTCATAGCCAACGCTGGTGCGTCTGTGCTTGTTGATGTAGTCTAGGATAGCCTGTCCGTTTCTATTGCCTCTTGCCGTTGCTCTTTCATAAGCAAGGATGACATCGTTGTATCTGTCAGCGTGAGCAACTACTGTTTCGTAGTCCATAGCGGCTGCTTTGTACTCAGCGTTCTTGAAGCCTTCACCTCTGGCTGTTGCTCTATCCTTTGCAATCTGAAGTCTATCGTAAGCCTTTGTTCTCAAATCTCTGAGAGCATAGCCACGCTGAACGACTTGTTCTGTGACCTGCATAGCAGTCTCTGGGTCGGACTGACGAAGTTTGATGAAGTTGTCGCTGTAGAACTCTTCACGAGTTTGACGGATAAGTTCAGTTCCGTGTGTAAACGCCTTGCCAGCATCTGTGGCAAAGATATCACCAAGCCTTCTCCCTTCAGCAAGCGTCTCATCATCCCACACCTTGAACGACATCTGCTGTTTGTCTTGGTATTCTTTGACTCGTTCAATACGCTTCTCTATCTCAACACGCTCAGACGCATAAGCCTTTTCCATAGCATTGCTGGCGAGTTCCTTGTTTTTGAATTCTCCCAAGGCGTTGCCGTTGCTGTCGTATAGTTTAGACGCACCATTAGCGTCAGAGGTAATCTTGTACCCAGAAGCGTGTGTAAAGATTGTGCCGTTAGTTGTTGTCTCGGCATCCATATCAGAAACCTTGAAGTTCTTGCTCAAGTCTCTATGTGCGTTGTCGAGGTTAAAGTCGTAACGGATGCTTGTGTTGCTCTTCATAGGACTCATTGTGTCCATAGTGAAGTTCGTAACAGTAGAGGTCTTGCCTCTAGGAATTTCTGCAATAGGTGTATTGAAGTACGCTTCAGCCTTACGCTTAGCCATACCAAGGAACTGGTGCATCACATTTCTACGCTCTCCACCGAATCCGTCACCACGAGCAAGTGAAGGAATCAAAGAAGATTCCAAACGAGTCTTGTCCGTGCTAGCCTTGCTTGCGTTGCTGAGGTAATCAAAGAATGATTTCTCGAACTCGGTTCTATCGCCCTGCCACAAATCTCTGACTGTCTGGTCAGCCCACAGTTTGTTGCCACGCTCATCAATGACCTTCTTGTCCAGACCCTTCATAAGGAAGGACATAGTTCCGTCTTTCTTGACCTTGATTTCATAACCAACAACAATTGTTTCTCTGGCTGTAATCGGAACAGCCGCACCTCTGAGACGAGGAGAATTTGGACCAACTTGAGTCTCCATAGACGCTCCCTTATAGAGATAGGAAACCACATTAGAACCTTTGCCAGCAACGATGTCTTGAACATCACGGATTCTGTCGGCAAGCAATTGGCTGATGTGACCTTCCTTGACCAAGTGTGCAAGAACTGTATCGTTGAACCTAGTTCCAGTTGTGCTTGAAACATTGAAGTTGCCATCAAGGTCTTTTAGTCCGTTGATGACAGCAGGGTCTAGTTTAGACAACGAGTCGTGGATAGCCTTGCCAGTGACAACACGCTCGGCTTCAATCTGTGCTTCAGTGATATTACGCAACTTGCCATCCTTATCATAGTACGCTTTGACACCATCCATACCATTGCTGTCAAAGAAGGCTGTACGAGCCTCTGGGCTTAGCGTTCTTACATCAAACGAATTGGTGCTACCTTTGCGTTTACCAGCGACAGAACGCAGGAGGTCTTGAACCATATAATCAATGGCTGAACTTCTTTGTGCAAGTGTGCGATTTCCTTTATTTGGACCAAATGATGCGTCAAAGCCTTTTGAAAAGTCACCAAAGGTAGGATTCTGTCTGGTGACTTGGCTTTGCCAGAAGTCCAAGAAGTTGTTATGAAGCCTGTCCATAACCCCTTGCATACCTGTGTACTCTGCTCCACGGAACAGGTAGTCAACAGGCTTGCCTTTCATAAACTGAGTAGCGTAGTGAGCACCAAATTCTTCAACTAGGTTGTCGAGAACTCTAGCGGAGTCTGGATTCATCTTAGCCGTACTTCCAGCCTTCTGGTACTCGGCAAGGTGTGCATCAAATTCTGCCATTTTCTGTGCCATCACGGAAGGAGGCAAGTCCTTGAATTTCTTGCCAGTCGTAGGGTCTACAGTGTACTGGAACTCACGCTGAACGAACGCACGGAACTCCTTAGGGTCAATCTCTGAAGCCTTGACCTTGATGCCGTTAGAGTCGAACTTACCAAGGATAGCCTCAGCAAACCCATCACGGAACATTCGTTCCATAACTGTGGTCTTGAACACAGCGTGGAAAAGTTCGTGGTGCAACACATTCTTGCTGGTAGAGTCCGCATTGATAACAACAGTGACTTGCTTCTTGCCGTTGCCGTCCTTGTCGGTAACCATCGTGAATCCTTCCCCGCCATAGAAACCTTCCATAGGGGCTTCAAATTGAATTGGTTTTCCTTGAGCGTCTAAGACCTTCTTGCCAGTCTTTGGGTCAACTCTATGACCATCTGCGTCAAGACCTTTTGCCTTAAGTATAGCCTCTTGTCCCTTTGCTGTTTCTACGATAAGTCTCATATCTGGAGCAATTCGGTCAAGACCAGCAATGACCTGCAATGCACCAGCCCTATCTCCAGCAAGCGTTCCTCTTAGAAGAACTGCTTCAACAGCAGGAAGGTTTGGGTGATTGTCTGCCCTCATATTCTCAACGACAAACCCACCTTGTACCTCTGCTCTAGCCATCTTAGTTCCTCCAGAAATGTCAGCAAACATCCTTCCCGCAAGAGCACCAGTACCACCAAGAGCCATACCAGCACCAATGCCGTGTCCTAAGCCCTCTTTGCCACCACTCAGATAACCAAGACCACCGCCAACAGCACTACCAACCGCAATGCCTTCAGCCATACCATAGCCATAAGACATCAAGGGGTCAACAGCATCAAGAACCTTAAGCAGTCCCTTGGCGTGAGGAGACAGATTTGGCGTTTGCTCAAGAGCCTCTCTAGCAAAAGAATTATAACCACGCTTGAAACCTTGCTTCTGGATTTGTTCTCCAACAGCACCAATTGCTTCACCAAAACCTCTAGCCGCACCTGCACCTATGTATACATTTGAAATAGTAGAGACTACAGGAATATGACCTCCAAGGACAGAGGCAGTACTTGTTCCAACAGCAGACATTCTTGCGGTTGCTTGGAACTCTTTAGCGGACATACCAGTAGTGGTTTCAAGTACATTGCCACCAACAGCAATAGCCTTGTCGATAACTCCTTTAGTTGTAGCACCAATCGCTTCAATAGGAACACCAATACCCCATTTAAGACCACCACCAATGACAGCGGATTTAAGAGCCTGTGCTCTTGCACCAAGCATCACCATTTTCTCACCCATACCAACGACACGCATACCAGCGGTAGCGGCTTGACCAAACGGAATAAACAAGGTAGGGTCAGCGATATAAGACATCGCCAGCGTTGTGTCGTGGTCAATGACACGCTTGTCCATAATGATTGTTTCATCACCAGAAGCCAAAGCCGCAGAGTGCTTATTGAACTTACGAGCCTCTAGGAATTGTCTGTAACCCTCGTCACTTCCGTTACCAGAAATGGCATCTTTAAGACCGAACAAGACGCTGTCTGGGTTAGCCGACTGAGCAACCATACCATACAGGTTTCTAGTACCCTGTGCAAACGCCTCAATAAGCGATGTAGGAGCAGTAGCCAGAGCCTTCATTGGGTGGTCTGCAACAGCACCAACGGCTCGACTTAAATCTCCAAGGACTGTACCAGCACCTTCTGCAATCCCATCAAGCAAACTAGTTTCGTGAGTTTTGTTGTACGCCAAGTACTTAAGGTAATCTGGCTGAGTAGGAACATAATCCATATCACGCTTAAGAGCCTCAGCGATATCCTCGCCTGTAAGCGGAGCATTAATTCTTTCTATAGCCTTCTGGCGTTCTTCTGGCTCAAGAGAGTCAAGGTATGTCTGAGTCTGTTCAGAGAACACAGGAGCGTTTTCTGGAGACACTCCACCCCTATTGGCTACTTGCAATTCACTGTAAGAGCCTTGGTTCTGGAAGTTTTCCATATTATCGCTTGTTCGCTTCAATTCTTGCTTGTTGTTCCAGTCCCTTTACATCTCCAGCCGTAGGAGCAAATGTAACTTGAATACCAGCACTGTTATTCTTTAAGGAATCTTGCATAGAGTTCATAATGCTGTTTAGTTTAGATTTGCCAACTGTGTCAAACTGAAAGAACTTTCTAGGGTCACCAATTCGTTCCAGAATCATTTGGTGTTCTGGCAAGGCAACTGGACCTGTTCCGACTGTTTCCACACGAATAGCCGCTTTAAGTTTAGCAAGCAAAGATTCAGCCTCGCCCCACATTTCGCTAGGAATAAGGGTTCTTTCTCCTTTGCCCTTTTCATACATAGCAAGAAGTTTAGGGATAATGATACGAGTTTGCACTGTGTCATCGTGGAGTTTCTTGAACTCCTTGGCACTTTCCTTGCCACCCTTGACAAATCCAGCGAGTTTAATGCCAGAACCCTTTGCTCGTTCTTCTGGGATAATGCGTGTTCCAGAAGCATCTGGAGTGCCGTAATTAAACAAAGTAACATCGCTTCTTTGCTCGTCAGTCATTTGTTTTCTTTCCGCAGGAGGAATGTATTGAGCACCCTTAGATGTAATCATAACCTGTCCACCATCTGGTGCAGGCATAAACTTTACATCAGTCTCTGGACGGATGCTCTTGTACACAGCATCAAGAGATGAAGGTATAATGCCTTTATTGTTGTCCACAAACCACTGGCGAACTCTTTCCTTTTCTTCAGCATATGTCTCGTCACGAGTTCCTTGAACAACACCTTCTTGAATCTTTGTGTTGTAATTAAAAGGTTGAGCGTAAGTGTCAGCAGGCTTTTCTGGCTCATTTGCAGTTTCAACAGCCTTTACAGCCTTTTGTGCTTCAGTCGAAACATTCTTGAGCGTATCAATTCTATCTTTAATAGACTTAATGCGTTCTGGAAGAGGAGCAGTAGGGAACTTTTTATCAAGGGCGTTTGCGATTGCAACCTTTGTCAAATCCTTTTGTGCAAGCGTTCTAGGGTCAAAAACTCCTAGTTCTCCTGCAATATCAAGAGCACCGCCGAATGCACCAAGCAATCCAGACTTAGAAACTCCTTTTGTAATCAAGGTAGATGGGTCAGCGGCTATTTCTGCTCTATTAGCAATACCAGCCTTAGCCAGTTCTAATACTTTCTGCAAGGATTCTTGTGCTGGACTTCCAGATTTTGTGAAATATGAAGTATCCTTTTTCTGTTCCTTCAACAAATCAGCAAGTTCAGACTCAAGTGTTTTTACTTGTGCATCAACACCTTCTTTTGTTTTTAGAATTTCAGATTTTGTTTCATCATCTGGGGATTTGAGCAATTCTTCAAGGTTTAACTCCGCACCAGCAAGTTGAGACTTAGCCACCTCAAAATTTTCTTGAAGAAAAGTTTTTGTTTCTTTAACTTCCTTGTCAAGTCTTACTGTGTCTCCAGACATTCTGGCATCTTCGATTTTTTCTAGTTTTGAATACAATTCTGGCCAAGACTTTTTCTGACCTTCATTGAAAAAAGTAGTGGCAAGATTATAGGCAATAACCCTGTTGTCTGTTTCATTAAATATATCTAAAAGTTCAATCCTTTTGTTATCAACTTTGATTCTTTCTTTTACGGCTTCAATTTCTTTTTCTCTCTTGCTCAGAGGTTTTTCTGTTTTGCCACCATCAGCCTTACGCTGTTCAGCAAGAGCCTCAGCCGCTTTCTGTTCCCTCATCACTGTGGCAGGGGCTACAGTAGCACCCTTCAACGATTCAGAAAGTTGAGCAACCTGTTCCATAGCGTTTTCGCCAGTTCCGTAATCTTCAGATGTTTGACTCTCAATTTCTCCAGCAACCTTCTTTACATTTCTCCAATCAGAAAGACCCTTCAAGATAGTGTCTCTGAACTTAGGGTCTGTCTTTGCAAGGTTAGGGTCATTAGCAAAACTATTTTCCCAAACTTTAGCGAGTTTATCAAGGGCACTTTCAATGTTGAACTTAGAAAGACCTTGAGCCTCTGCTTGAACTTCAAACGCCTTTCTATTAAGGGCAAAGTTTTCCTCTGTGGTTTTTGCAGGAAGATACGGAACTGCCTCAAGAGGCTTCCCGCTTTCTTCAGTAGGAATAGAAACCTTCTGTGACAATGCTGACTGAACACCCTGCTGGGTTCTTCCAACAAGACCTTCTTTGTAAATAGCAAGATTAGGGACAATTTGATTCTGGAATGCTTTAGCCTCAACAAGAAATCCCGCTTGTTGATTCGTGGACATACTGTCAAACTTTGAAAACTTATCAAGCAAAGGCTGGAATCTATCTGCAAACTGAGCAAGTTCTGGGTTGTCCTTTATGTTCGTCTGCATAAACTTCAGATTTTCATAAAGACCAGCACCTTCAGCAGTAGTTACTTCTCTTTTGTCTTTGTTAGCATTGTAGGACTTTATCGCATCTCCAATGCCAGCACCAAGTTTCGTCAAACCCTCTTGGTACATCCTTCCGATGTTTGCCCCAGCCTCAACTACACCAGTGACAGGACGAACACCACCACCTTTATAATCAGAGAACATTGCCATATTAGGAAGAGAGAATAGAAACCTGCTTGATTTGCTTATCCACAACGACATCCATCATTGCACGAATAACAGTCTTAAGCATAGGTTTGTTTGAAATGAACTCGGCAAATCTTTCGCCTTCTTCATTGTAAAGTTTATGAAGCCATCTTGGTGCTTCAGTGTCAAGCCATTCACGGAACATAGTCCATTTAGGATTATCATTGCCATAGACTTCACGAGCAACCCAGCATCCAGCAAAGTTTGTTCCAGAAGCACCTTGACCAACCATACCCATTGCACCAGACCAAAGCCCTGCTTTTGCTTGGGCAGTAGCCATTTTAGCAGACATTTCATTCTGTTGATTGGCAGAAATAAGTTCAGCGTTGTACTGGTTTTCTGGGCTAAACAGTTTAGCACCAAGACCACCATACATCTGCTGGGCTTGTCCAATCATAGCAGGAGCAGATACAGCACCCATTTGATTCATCAGAGGCTGACCATACATAGACATAGCCTGTGCCGCATTTTGTTGACCAATACCATATACTTGTCCTGCGTATGCTTGAGCCTGCTGTTGACGCTGATTAGAAAGGTTATATGCATTAAGAACTTCACCAGCAATGGCTTGATTACCGAACTGCATACCTCTAGCCGCCATAGCCGCCCTAGCAGAGCCTTGAGCCATACGCTGTTGCTGTTCCGTCAGTTGACCGCCACTGGCAAGCCCTTCTTGAGCCTGCTGAGCCATTGTGCTGTACAGCCCTGCCGTAGTAGGGTCTAGCGTGGCGTTGTAGGCGTTTCGAGCGTAACCCCCGACCTGCCCATACAACTCACCCTGTGAAGCCAGCATCTGCCCTTGGAGAGCCTGCGATTGAGGGATGGCAGAGCCGTACAGATTGCCAAGAGTTCCCATTTGTCCTTGCAATGCTTGCTGTTGGAAGGCTTGCCATTGCGGGGTGTATTGTTGTTCGGCTGAAAGAAGTTGTCCTTGAATGCCAGTCTGCCCAGAAAGGGCTGATTGCATTTCGGAAAGATATCCTCGTTTTTCTGGCGGTCTTACTGTTGTTCCCATTTTAGATAGTGTTTAGAAGGTTTATATATTTGTTTGGCAGTACACGAATGCTGTCATTTTGTATGCCTAATTTGATTGCGACATCCCAGTGCGGGAAGCGTCTCTTAAATTTGTCAACAAGTCCAATCCTGCCCTGTTTTGAGACGGCAAGCCAGTCTGCAATAAAGACAGGGTGGTCTTTCTCGTCATCAAAATCAACTATTTGGCTGAACTTAAAGAAGTCATCTTTTTCTGGAGTCTTGCTCTTAACTGGGTAGGCAACGCCTACGGCTGTAAGTTCAGCGTTATCCCAGACCTCAAAAAGATACCCAAAGCAAGCCGCCCATCGGAGATACACCTTTAACTCGATTTCATTCCAACCAAAGCAGTCTCTCTTACCAATACGCTTATTGGATTCGATAAAAGAGATTTGCTTGTCAAAGTTCATTACTTAGATGCAGGAAGATGTATCTGAAAGTGTTGCAGTTTTAACCTTTGTAAGCGTAACCAAGTACTTAGGTTCTTCGCTTAAAGCCCAAGTATTAAGAGTCTTCAAAATAAGTTTAGCACTAGTATCTGCTGATGTAAACGACTTTGATGATGTAAAAGTAGCAGTATGCCCACCATACGGAGATGTAGAGCCATTTAGCGTAGCAAGCAATGTTGCATTGTTGTAAGCCTTTAACGACACGCTTGCGTAGTTAGGTCTGGTGTTTCCGTTTACTTCTCCAGATGTTGTTTGAACCCAGAACTGATATGTCCAAGTTTCATCGGAAGGAACTGTAAGAACAGGGCTTTGATATACAATATTCTCAACTCCAGCACCTGTAGCCCCAGAAGCAGTACCAGATTTTGTGTACACTTTTGGTTGTTCAGCCACCCCAACCCAAACAGAACCATTATAAAATTCAGCATTTCCAGTTGTGGTGTTGTGTCTTAATTGACCTGTAGCAAGTGTAGCAGGGCGTTGAGCCGTAGTGCCTACAGGAATCTTTATAGCACCTGTTGTTGTGAAGTTGGTTGTACAGGCAATGACAACTTTACCAATAGAGCAATCAACATTAATATCGTTATATGAATAGATATTTGTGTTCCCAGATAATGAACTAGCGTTTCCAATATCAGTGTTATTGTATCCAGCAATAGTCACATTTCCAGAACCAGTTGAAATACTGAGATTTGTAGTTCCAAATACTTGGGTTACTGTAATTACTCCCAAGTCTGTTGAAGTAATCAAATTATCTAGAGTAATCTTCTTAAGAGCAGATGTTGATGCTTGATACACCAAAAGCGTGTCTGCAAGGTTACTTGTAGTAATCAATGCTTGGTCGGTAATGGCGTTAGTATTAAGCAAAGCGGAGTCAATTAACGCATTAAGCCGAGCCGCTGTAACAAGTTGTCCGTCTGCAAATGTATCGCCTTTTTGAATTTGTGCCATATTATTTTTGTGATTGAGTGTTTTTGCCCTTAACAGTTCCGTATGCAAATACAGAACGAATTGCTGGTCTTAGGTTTCTTGCAACGAATCTGAACTGAAGCCCAGTTCCAGTCTTTCTGATAGGGGTTCTTCTGGTTTCATCGTTGGCTGTAGGAGAGCCGTATTCATCAATTAGAACTGTAGAGTCCTCATTTGAGATTTCTGCGTATGTATCTAGAACAGCACCTGCTTGAAAAAGCAAGTCTATTTCACTTCCACTAAAACGCTTGTCACTAAATGTATTGAATATGTATCTTCTAGTGGTAAGTGATGACTCGATAAGATTGCCTTGGAACTCGTCTTCTCCTAGTTCAAATGGAAGGTAAGGACTAGACGGAGGCGTTTCGTGCAGAACAGGCGTTCCAACATTGTTGCCATATTCGTCAAAATCCAATTCTTCTGTCAAGAATACGCCTTGGTCTGAATCAATGATATACAGCCGTCTGATGTTGTTCTTCTTGGCAATAACAAAGTTAAATACATCAATTCCAGCAGGGTATGTATCAACTGATTCCCAAGCCTTTAGAATAAAGTTATAAACAAGAACGGCATTGTTCTCAGCAGAACCATCAACAGGAACTGCAAGGTAATAGCGATTGCCCCAATAGCACCCAACAGAACGATAAGCGTAATTTCTGTTAATTCTTTGAATAACATCGTCAATGGGTGCTGATAGAGGTTGAGCGTTTGTAAGCAATCTCATTGCTTCATTAGTCCCAACTTGTGTTGGATTCATCATATACACACCATTGTCCGACAAGAAGATAACCCCACCATCGGCTTGAACTACGCTACGCTTTGCAATGCACCCGATGTCGGTTACAAGCGTTTTGATGAACGAGTCAGTAGAAAGTGCCGCACCTGTAACATAACGCCCTATACCTGTGTTTACATAGAAAATGCTGTTACGCATAAACACCACGAACTCATTTAGAGTCCAAGGTGCAATAGCCGTAACTTGGTCATTTCCTCCGTTGTTAAATGTAAATACATCATCAATATCCCAATGCTCGTAATCAAGATAGTTGCTCACACTGACGCTATCTCTGTTTCTTGCGACAATAGTGTCTAAGTGATGTTTTCCTTGTCCAATAAGTCTGTTTCCGTAGTAAATTAATTGAGAGCAATTAGGAAACTCCTTGTCAAGACCAGTAGTTGTAAATGCAACAATAGTGACACCCATATCCCATCTCAATGGACGCTTACTGTAACCTCTTGTTATAAAAACATTATCAACCGCTTGCAACACATCGCAACCATCTGATGTATCTATGTACTCAATTGACATATTACAAGTGCCAGTTGTAAGCACTAGGAACGCTGGAACTACATATGTAAATGTATTTACTCCAGTAACAGTAATTGTGTATACTCCGTTGTAGTTAAGATTAGAGGTTTCAATCGATAACGAGTTGCCAGAAGTGTATCCGTGTCCAGCCTTAGTAACTGTTATCTGTGTCTGCTGGTTTGGAGCAGTACCAATGGTTGCAGAAGTAAATGTACCTCCGTTCACACGGCTAGGAAAAGGAACTGGCAACGATAGCACTTCACTCTGAGGGTTATAGTGCCATAGGTCACGCTCGGTAATCAGAACTATGATTTCCTGCCCAACGCTATCAATGTAGGTCGTAGAGCCGTATATGGTCTTTCCGACAATGCTACCGACTGTCTTTCTTTCCAACCCCTTTCTAGCAGACGCTACGCCTCTATCTAGGCGGTAATTAATGGACTCTGATACATATCCTTGCGGAAGTGCTGAAGGGTTATCACGGCTGTTTAAGCCTATGAAACCTGCATCGCCATCCTTTTGATATGTGCCATCAGCCATTACTCTTTGGACTTGAGTTTGTTAAGCATTTCTTTACCCCAAGAAACCTTCTCAGAACTGGCGTTCTTAATGCCAGCGTAGAAGCCTCCAAGGAAGGCTAAGACAATTGCCGTAAGAGATAGAAGAATTGTAAACATATTAGTTTTGAATGGTAAAATCTGAAAGTGTGCTGTTCACAATTACATACAGCAATTGAGATGAACTGTTGTTTGCTGACGAGTAGATGGCAGGGAAACCCCAAGATGCAGATGTGCCATCCCAGATTCCAGCAAAAGAACCTGTACCAGCAAGTATACCTGCGTTTGAGATGCCACAAGCGGTTCTGTTTGAATCAGTACCTGTGTCCCAAGCGTATTGAACCATAGAAGCCAAGGCGTTAGCCAGAGCCTTATCCTTGGTAACCATAGGGTTAGCCGCAGAAGCCATAGAAGCGTTCTGGATAGCCGCAAGTTGGTCAGCGGATATCTCGTTTCCGACTTCCAGCACATCGACTGGAATCATTACACCTGTAGAAACATTGATACTCATTAAGCGATAGAATCCTCAATTGCTGTATTTAATTCTGTCAAAGTTTTACCAAAGAACATCTGAACGCCAGCAACACAATTAAACTGTTGCTTGTCTTCAACTTCACCAATGACAGTTGTTTTTCCGTCAAGAGTAAATCCAGCAAATCCTTTATATGGTGCAAGAATAGTATTCATTAGATTACTGAAAAGTCTGAATTGTTGTTTATAACTCTAATACTAAATGCGTGTGCGGCATTTAAATTCATACCTGTAAAATATACTGTATTCCCAGATTGAACAGCAGAAGCGTTATATACTCCTGTAGTGGTGTTTACAATTCCCCAGTTTCCAACTCCAATATTAACAATCATTCTTGGAAGGGTCGTACCCCACGCAAAGCCCATAGCGGCATTAGGTCTGTCTATAGAAATGACTTCAGAGGCAATAATGTTTGCCTTTTTTAAGTCAACAGAATCAGTTCCTGCTGAAACGCTAATACTCATTAGACAGTACTGATTGTGATATTGATAGCAGGTGTACCAGAGTTAGCCACAGCGTGAAGAACGCCTTGATAGTTATCAATCGAGAACTGTGACTGCGGAGGAAGAACAATACCAACTGTATCGGTAGCGTTACCCATAACCTGCACAGTTTCTGTAGCAGATGTATTCTGGATAAGCACGATAATACGCTTAGTAGTAATGTTGGTAGGCAGGGCAAGCACTTCAATTTTAGTAGTGCTTAGTGCTACTTGAGTAGTCGTAAAACTACGCAAGAACGGAGATGATGTTGAGATGATTGCCATAAAATTAGTAAGTGCGTGACATATTGATTTTGCCGAACTGAGCCTGCTGGCGTAGGAACTTGTCGTATTCCTGTTCAAGAACCATAGCCGCTTTTTGCTCAATAACTGTAGCCTCGTTAATCATAGTCTCAGAGACGAACCAGTTAGCCGCAGAACCCCAAGCCATAAATGAGCCAAAGATATACGGAATCTCGACCTTGCTCCACAGCGTAGGATGCGTGTTAGGGTTCTGCCCAACTGAAGTCGAGTTCGCAAGGCAGATATAAAAATTACCAGAATGAGGCTTACCTTGCACAGGCGTTAAAGAGCCAGTACCAGAGCCAGAGTCGAAATAGATTTGGCTGTCCTTATAATAAACCACATTGGCTTCATAAGGGTCACCATTAAGTTGAGGGCATTTCTGTCGATACAGGTAAGAACCTGTTGCGATGATGCTAGGAAGAACAATGCGAATCTCAGAACCATCGTTGTAAATCTGATATTCAAGTTGCTTTGCTCTTGTGGTGTCCTGTGGATTCTTATTCCACACACCAAGAATTTCAGAGGCATCAGCGGATGGAACAAAGTAGTTCGTCCCGCTTGCGTCTTGTGAGGTCGTGAAATCTACGATACGGCAGATGTCAGACCATTGATTTGATTCCCAAGCCTCACGGAGTCGTGATTGGGAGAAGTCACGGAACTGAGCAAATGTCTCGTCCGTGATATTGTGGCGGTCACCACCAGAGTATTGAAGTGCGTCAAACAGCACTTGGCTGAAGTCAGTAGTTCTCATCTGATAAGTGTTCCATTCGCTGTGAATATTGCACCATTCACACAGGCTTTTTTAGCGTAATTTTTAACCGCAGTTTCTGGGTTATCTTTAAGAAATTCTCGCATAAATGTTTTATCTTCCCAGCACTCATAACCAAGGCGTGTACCCCAGTAATGCCACGCTTGAACAGGAATTGATGCGATTTTCTGACCTACACCCTCAATGGCTCTATTTTCATTGAATCTGTCAAAGTGACCAGCCTGTTTTGCAACAGCCTTCATCTTGACTTCTTCTTGTCTCCAGCCACGGAGGAGTTCCTCCTGCACCCTCGATTGAAGGTGAGGAGGAATGACCTCTGCCAGACTCTTAATTAAGTCTGACATCCTCGATTACGAAGCGAAGTCGAACACACCGAAGGCAAGCGGGTTGTAGACGCAAAGTCCAGCAACTGCTTCAATCATTCGGGCTTCACCACCACCAGCGTTAGGCAGGGCAGTCACACCAGCGACATTGCCACCATAACGGATTTCCACTTGGTCGAACGGAATGACATAACCACAAGTGGTCTTGCCAACGCCAGAAGCGACTTGGAGGAAGTGTGAAGGGTGAAGACGGAGTTTACCGAAATCGCCTTCAAACACATCGACAGACGAGATATACGACTGGGAATCAGACTCTCTGTTAAGAGTGCGGATAGCAGTCATAGGGGCTGTGCCTGTACCTTGGGATGTGGTGTAAGCGAGGTTTGTGAACGCTCTCTTAAGACCAGAACCGCAGAGAAGGTCGAAGTCACGATACTGACCAGTTTGTGTGTAGATACCTGTGAGGACATCTTGGACATGGGTTTCAGTAAGGGTGGCAGTCGTAGCCGTTGTGTTGCGGTTAGCCGCAGGAGTAGCGAACTGTGTGTCGTAAGGAAGAACTGTGTCAACTGAGCCAGTAGGCTTCAGCCACTTATCCAAACCACGAGTGATGTAAGGAACTGAACCAGTGTCCAACTGAGCACCCTGCGTACCGCAGAATGTGGATTCCATATCACGCTTGATGGCTTGGATGCCCTTAGCGACATTGTTCGCCAGTTCATCACGCACACCAGCAACAGTCGAGATATCCTGCGTAAGCGGGGACACACGGACTGAGCGTCTGAAGATTTGGATGTAGTTAGAGAGTTGAGCACGATAGACTGTTCCACCATCCTTGACATAGTTTTCATATGTCGTGACATCTGCACCATCAATCGTGCCAGTTGTCTTAGGAGTCGGGAGTCTGTCAGCCTGCCACTTGAATTCGGTATTTCCGGGTTTGCTTCCCTTCTTAGCCATCGATGTGAAAGGAGTATCCTTTGCATCAACGAGAGCGATGAGGTCAGCGAGTTCTTCTCTCTTACCAGACGAGAAGGAGGGTTCTGTGAGATTAGCCATAGTATTATATAGGGTTTAGGGGATTACAGGAATCTATTAGCGATAATAGAAGAGAGGTCATCACGATTTCCGTTAGCACTAAAACGCTTTGAGGCTTCCTTTGCTCGTGCTTCCTTTTCGGGAACATAGGCAGGGGTTGCTGTACGCTTAGGTTGAGCAGGGGCTGTTCGGTTTGTGACTGTAGTAGGACGCTTTGCAGAAGCCTCACGGCTCTTAAAACCTCTAATATAGTCACCCAGCACCATCTTGTAATCTGGGAATCTGGTAATTTCTGGGAAGTGCTGAAGGAATGATTCAGCGATTTGTCTCTCGCTAGAACTTCTGTCCTTCCACCACGGATACTCCTTATTAGCCACTTGTTCAACTTGAGTATAGTTCTCAAGGTACTTGGCTCGTGCAGGAAGATGTTCTTCAAGAGCGTCAAGGGCTTTAACCTTAATGCTACGAACTTCTTCAGCGGAGTACTCCACTTCATTACCATCTTTTCCAGTTACTGTTGCACCATCGGGATTCATTTCGCACCAGCGTCTAATCTGCTTGGCTTGTTCAGCCTCACGAGTCACTTCTTCAAGTGTCTTCAGATTTGAATAAGGGTTGTCTGACTTTGGAGTCTGTGCTGGCTTGTTAGCCTCTTGCGACAGTCTCTCCACTTCAGATTTAAGCCTATCCACTTCTGCTTCTGCTTCTCTCCGTTTTGCGGAAAGTTTATCAATGCGTTTCTTTACTCCCTTTGGCAGTCCACGCTCAAATTCAGTATCATCAGACTTGGTTTCTTCGGTTTCCTCGGAGTCTTCTGACTGTTCTTGGTCGCTTTCTGTATTGGATTCTTGTGAAAGAACTTCACTATCTTCTTCGGATGTCGCTTGACCATCCGTCTCAGTCTGTTTCTCGGAGTCTGAGTTCTCCACTACTTCCTCGCCTAGGAAGGTCTTGCTTACGATATCTGCAAGATTATCTTGATTAAAAGGCTTGGCGTTGCCTTCATTTATCGTGGGGTTATTTGATTCCGTCCCAAGGTCGGATTGATTTTCTGTATTCATTAGAGAAAGGTCTAAAGTCCTATATTACTATAAGCAGGGTTTTGTATTAGTCCCAGAACTAGAAGTCAATTTCAGTATAATTCTTGTGTTAGCAAGTTCATTCTACTGATTGTACCTATTCCGTACGAAACATCACTCTGGAGGTCTTCCAATGTCCTTAAGGACGGCATCTCTGGTATTAAAGAGAACATCCTTAAAGGAGTTCAAAGCCTCAGCCCTACCGCAATGGTAAGCCCTGTCTTCACCTCGGTTATCTTTTTGGAGTGCATATGCAGTCTCTGCCTCAATGGAGGCATCAAGTAGCATAATGGTTGCTTTCCATACAGGGTTGTCTTTTTCAAACCCAAATCCTTGCAAGATTTCTTGAGGGAACATAAATTACTGCTGTTGGGCTTCTTCAGCCTGTTGGATTTGACCTTGGATTGCTGAAGCGGCTTGTTGACCAACAGGTGTCACTCCTGTGCGACCAATCTGCTTGTTTTGCTGTTGGCTAACGCTCATCTGAAGGTTCTTTACATAGTTATCAACCAAAGCACGGAAATGCTGGTCACCCTGCATCTGCTGTTGAGCCTTGGGGTTCTTGCCCATAATGTCTTGCAGGTACTGCAACTTGGTCTGGGCTGTCGGGTCGTTCTCAACATAGTTAGCCTCGTTGCCAAGCATCATCAAGCCAATGTCAGACTGGATGTCCTTATAAAGCATCTGAGACGCACTAGCCTGCTCCACAATGAGGTCTTTAGCCTTATCTGGGTCGATAGCCTCAATAGCCGCACGAACCAACTTACTCTTATCAATAATGCCAGCAGAGTCCAAAGGCATAACGAACTGCATAATTGCTTGCAGTTTCTGCATAACAAAGTCGGTGTCGATTTCACGGACATCGTACTTAATCTGGAAGTCGAACTGATTGCTGATAGCCGACATATTCTGGGGCATCGGCTTGTTAGTGATGGATTCGATTTCAGCAGGGTCGAGGTACTGCAAGCACAGGCTGAACATCATATTGAAGCACTCGCTCCACACATCCAACCAGTTGTTTACGACATACTGCTGGGTAACTTGCGTTCTTTGTGGCTGGATATTCGGATGATAGATGCCGAAATAAGCGGCGTGGTTTTGCTCAACGATATTGATGAGATTGAACGCAGTCTGTGTTTCACTCTGAGGAGGAGACATAAACTTATAGTCATCTGCCGTAGTAACAGGTAAGTGAATTCCAGGTGCAATCTTATTGATACCTCCAAGTCGTTTCTTGACAAGGATAGGAGGCATAGTCGTAAACGCTGTGCGGTCACGAATAGAGTCGTGCTGTGCCTTGATTTCAAACTGGTCAGTCATTGCCACCTCTGGAACGCCTCTAGATTCTTGAATAGGTCTACGGAGGTGCTCTCTGCGGTAGATGACAAACGGATACTTATTATGGGCGTAGCCAAGCAATTCGTGGCTTGCGTAGATGTCACTGCCTGCACGAGGGCAGAAAATAGTGCAGTAAATGCCCTGTGAGCCATCTTCATTGATAAGTCGGCTGTAAGCATACACGACCTCAATGAGATGCATATTGCGATTAATCTGGTAGTTAATCAGCGTAGCCGCTGGCAGAATGTTCGGGTCGTGGAAGTTAGTGCGGAGTCCAGCAACTGAAACTGCTTGATTGACAAAGTCTTCTCCCCATCCATATTGGGCGGCTTGAGAACGAATCTCCATTTCCGTCATAAAGACTCGTCTGAAGATGACTCTTGCATCCTGTATATTGATGGTTTCTGGAGGGAACGAAATCTCGTCAAATGGTTTTAGTGCAACGACTGAAGGAAGGTTCTTAGAGGTATACTTCTCTGGAATTTGAGCCTTGCCTTCTTCACGCAACTCACGAACAGCCTTCTTGACATCTTTTGGGTCAACATCTGTTAGGTACTGAGAGATAAGGTCGATAGCATATTGCTCCTGCTCTGGATTCATAATGGCAGTTGCCAAATCCTTAAGTGACGAGCCAGACTGCATAGCCTGCTGGCTTAGTTGAGCAATTTCATCTATACGGATAACTTGATAACGCAGGGCAGTTTCTTGCTCCCACATAATATGAAGACCAGACCAGCCGTATTGCTGTGTGTACTGACCAAGCAATTCAGCCTCTGAACGCAATTCCTGTCGCATCTTTGATTGAGTCAGCCAGTCCATAAGGACATTAGCCGAACCAGCAAAGTCATAATCGTTGTATTCAGTACCCTTGACCTTGACCTTACAGCGGTCAAATGTGGTCATCAACATAGCAACAATGTCGTTGATTGTTCGGTCAACTAGACGGCAACGAACATCGGAAGCACCTTCAAACGGAAAAGCGGCATCACCTTCTAGGCGGGATTCGCTGTGCTTTTTGCCGTCAGAGGTCTGACCAGCCCATCTGGAGAGACGAATGTCATCATTCTCCATAATATTGGCTACATTACCGCCATTTTGCGTGGAGCGATTGTATTCCTGCCAAAGATAAGGAATATCTGGGGTACTAGAAGCGTACACCAGTTTATCTTGGTTAGGGTTATACTTTGTAGAAAGATTGTTCTTAGTTATGCTCATTTTTAATAAAGTTTTGTAAATCGTCTCTGAAATAGCGTTGTTTGCCGTTTTTTGTCTTATAAACTCTTACAACACCACTGTTAGTAAGTTCTTGTAGTTTCCTTCTTGTCAAGCCAATAAACATTAAAGCCCGCTTTCTTGTCAAAAGGTATGGAAAGTATATTTGCATTAGTAACTTCCTCCTCCATTGCCCTTAAAGGACTTTGCACTCAAATACTCTGGATTCATAATCATTAAATACCTAAGACAGTCGATAGGGTCTTTTGTAGCACCTTTTTCTCCGTCAAGACCTGTCCATTCCTTAATGCAGTATATAAGGTTCTGGCAGTTATCTGAGATGTATAGTTTTGGCTTGTTAAGCGGTGAAAGTTCTTGGCTGTAATCATAAGCAAAGCCATCATTGATTAATGACACGCCTTGTTCAATTCTAACCCCAGCCGCTGGCTGAAAGTGCATTGGCTGTTCTCCGTCATCCAACATATCTATCAGAGTGACCCCTCCGTCCTCCGTCACAGCCTTTGAACCACCCGCACGAGGGTCAATGTACCTGTCCGTAATCGCCTCGTCTCCTTCAAGGCTTAGAATGAGACTTTTGTACTCCGCAAGAGAGCGTCCTGCACCATTACGCTGAGCAGTACCCATCTTTCCGTCTGGGTCAGCAGAAGGTAAAGCCCATTCACCTTCAGACGAGTCTGGAAACTCTCGATATACATATATACTTCCGTCTTCAGCCACCCTAAGCCATAGCATAAACCAGTTTCTTGCCCCAGCAGGGTCAACCACCATATAATTAGTGCCTTCGACTGGTATGTTTTCGTGTTTAACGATGTTAACCTCTGGATTAAACCTTGGGAACTGGTTTCCGCTGATATTGTCAGCCCATCCGTAGGCTCTGATTTTGACTTCATAAGGTTTTTTGCCCAAAAGCGTCTTTTTTAACTGCTCAAAAGGGTTATAAGGGTTAAGTTGGCTATGAAACCACATAACACCAGCAGGTCGTATATAGGACTTAGCCTTATATGGCATAGTTCCTCGTGGGCATCCAAGAACATTGATATTATCTGGTAGCAATGGAGACGGCTTGCTTTCAATTATCTTTGCTCCACTGACATATTCCTTAACAACTGAACTATATCCTGTAATTGGGGTGAATGTAACTATGAGTTTACCGCTTCTTGTGACAATACGATAGCGTAGCGTCTCAATCCAGTCCAACGGCACGAGTTCATCGCACCAGATGAGGTCAACTTCACCACCTTCAATGACATCTCGCTTCTGGGCGTAGTTCATAAAGATGCATTGGCTTTTATTAGGAAGGATGAATGTATTGTCCGAAAAGCCATTCTTCTGCGTGTACGATACATTCTGAATCTTGTTCTTACGGAGTTCCTTGAACTCAGCAGGCAAGTACTTGTGAATAATAGGCTGTTGCATCTGGATGCTCGACTGATTTGTCGTGTGCAAGCACCATACTCTTGCGTTCTCCATATTGCACAGCGTCTGGACTACCCGCTTAGCCGCCCACTCAGTCTTAGAAGCACGATTGCCACCTAGGACTAGAATCTCATTGTTTGTTTTTATAATCTCATCGGCTTCCTTCCAGTGCGGTAGGTCAAAGCCGTGACGATATGGGTCTTTCTTTTCAGCAAGAATTTTGTCCTCACGGAGATTAAGAATTTCAAGCGTCTTTTGTTCTCCTACCTTCTCAACAAGCCTTTTGATATCATCTCCAGATGGGGTGATTAAAATAGGATGAGGGGTAGGACTGAAAGCCATAGTAGTTTTTTAATCGGTAAATTCACATCCCATTCTCCGTCTTCCCAGTCAATGTCTTCTTCTTCCTCAAGCCCCTTTTGCTTTCTTGTCATCTTCGTTCTTGATATCAAATGTATCGTTTCGGATGACAGCAAATTGGTCAGTAAGCATATGGCGAATAACTCCGTCTTTTTCTAGCACTACAGCAAACATATCATTGCAGAATGTACCACCAGATTGAACATATAACAGATATCCATACCCAATTTGGGTTTTTACTGGAATAGGATTTCTGAACTCGTGAATCATTTATTACTTCTTGCCTTTTTGCTTATACTTACAGGGCTTCATTTTCTTTGAGCCACTCTTGTAGTTCTTCATTTCACGCTTCATTTCTTTTTCCATTTTTTCGTGTTTCATAAAATTAGTATTTGCCGTCAAAGCGTGGGTGGCGAACAACGCACCAGCGGTTGCCGTCCCAGCGGACATCCACAGGCATTCCGATATGGAACTTAGCAGAGTCCCTGCAAAGCACATTGAAGTCCTTGCCTTCAAGTAGCACACCGATGACCTTCGGATTCTTGTACTTGCAGTGAACAGTACCTCGCTTCTTGTCTGGAGCAAGAATCTGCTCCTGTTGTTTAAAGCCTAGGTTAGCCTTTAGGTGGTTAATGCCTTCCTCTGTCCATTGGACTTCCCAGAGGTTCTCTGGTTTCTTGGATGGAATCTTATGCCAATCCACGCTCTCCGTGTACGATGAACGCAGTTCTTTCAAGATGTCTCTGGATAAACCAAGAGCAATGGAAAGTGCTTTTTCTTTCATAATCGACACATAAACCCCCATATGTCGATTTAGTCAACCTAAATCGCACATTACAATTTTTTTGATAGGAATACTAGGGGTAGGGGGAATCGAACCCACCGACTTAAGCCTTATAAAGACTCCACTCTAACCACTGAGTTATACCCCCCTGTAAAGAATCCATTCGTAATTCCCGAATAGCGAATAAGTACGGCAAGCGGGGGTCGAACCCGCAACATCCTGCTTGGAAAGCAGACACTCTGCCAATTGAGTTATTGCCGCCAAAGGCGTACTGCCGTGAAAGGTGGGACTGGCTGGACTTGAACCAGCAACAAACGGCTTAAAAGGCCGCTACTCTAACCATTGAGTTACAATCCCTAAAGAACCCCGACAGGGACTTG